GTAGCCCCTTTTTCGGGGGTCGTAGCCGCGCTGGTGAGTGCCTTCAGGACATTCGGATGCGCTTCCGCGACATCCAGTATTTTGGGGTCTATCTGAGCCAGTTGCTGCATGGCGGTTGTGACTTTGTCTATCGGTCCGACCACGGGCATCGATTGCCTTTTGGCGTCGTACAGCCGCTTCTTGGTATCGTCGGGGATTACCAATGGCTGCAGGTGCTGAATAAGTTCTTCGGGACTTTTGGAACTGTGGAACGTGTCCCACAGGTCGGCACGGTTCTCGTCGGACAGAATGGGATCGCCCGCGAGAATCGGCGCGGCGAGGTCAGTAAGCGGCGGGGTTGGGGATGCCATTACGAAACTCCCTTTTCAAAATTGACTTCGCCCATTACGATTTGAAATTCAATCTCGCCCTTTTCGGTCATATAAACGGCGACGATCCCGCCTGGCGACACGGCATCTCGCACGTCATCGATTCCCATCAACGATTTCAGCACCGAGTTGTGAATGAATCCCACGGTCGGAAGACCCTTGTACGGAGCCATGAAGTACTGCCACAGGACTTGCACGCGATCCTTGAGTTGATTGCGACTCTCGCCGCCAGGGATCGGCAGCGTTGGGTCATCAATGTACTTCTTGAATTCAGCGATCCGCTCGGGCGTTTTTTCCTTGCCCGTAAAATCCGACACGTTCCATGGTCGCAGGTTCGGGTCGCACACCATGTACTGGCAGTCAACCGAGCCAGAGTCCATCAAATATTGCGCGGTGTGCATCGTGCGCGGCACATCGGATGAAACCACGCGACCGAAATGTTCGAATGAAAGCCACTGCGCAGCCTTCTCGGCTTGGCGTTTGCCTTCTTCGGACAAATCAAAGTCACCCCAGCCATCCCAAATCCGCATGTTCTTCAACTCACCATGGCGAACTAGGTAGCCGATTTTTGTCCGAGATGGGTCCATGTTGAACATCATTCTATCCTATCACAAATTTGGAGCACGAGGATGGAATCGAACCACCGACCCGCTGTTTACAAAACAGCCGCTCTGCCGTCTGAGCTACTCGTGCTTTGGTTGCGGAGGCAGGATTTGAACCTGCGACCTTCTGCTTATGAGGCAGACGAGCTACCTGACTGCTCCACTCCGCACCTGTTCATTCAGGTTCACTTATGGAAGAAAAAGTCTTGAACATGACGGGTTTTCCAGCTTCGAAACCATCCACATGCAGCACGCGCCAGATGCTTTTGTATCGGCGCGGCAGGGGACGAAAGTCCAGAAAACTGTCAAACATCGTGTTCATTTTCCATTCTTCTATTGAGATGGAATCGTACGCGACATCATCAAGCGGCAGCATAAAAGAAAACCCCTCAGTGCCATACTGGTGCTGAGGGGTGGAGGTGTCAAGAAATTGTTGCTCGCTCAGGACTACACGAGCGAGAGTTCGAATTCGTTCAGGTTGACGGTAACGCCCGCTTCGGTTCCGCCCAAGGTGGTGGTCAGAGCAAAGTTCAAATCCGCTTCGCCGACCAGACCCTTGACTGCAGTGATGGCGGTCTTTGCGCCAGTCGTAGACGCAAATACCTGCGATTCGAACCAACCGTCGAGATTGTACTGCGAGTCCAATTGGACATAAGCGTCCACGGAGAAGTTTCCAGCGGTGACACCCGAACTGAGGACTCCCGGCGCCGACGTGGCAATCAGGTTCCAGCTTGTGAAGGTTTGCTGACCAGCCAGCGTATCGGCGATGGGCAGCAAAGACGCAGGAACTTCGTACAGTTTGAGAATCAGCGAGGTAGAACTGGCGGTTCCGCCCGTAATCGTACCCGCAGCGTGAATCCAAATAACCTGGCCAGTGCCCGCGTACAGCCCAGTGTTCCCTGCAGCCAGAGGCACGACGCCCCCGCCAGTCAAGGTCAGACCGTTATCGTTCAGCTTGAACGCGGTCTCCGTTGTGGTAATTGTCGAGCCGAGCAACGACGCGAGAGTCAATTGCTGGGTTCCTGCGACTTGCCGACGAATGGTTGAAGCGTTAGACACGGTAGTTCTCCTGTCAATTCAAAGAAAATCTCGGGGTGGGGATTTCAACCCACCTACGAATTTGTCGTGCAAAAACCGATCTTGGTTTCAGGTCCCGACTACACCGCGCTGACTTCGCAGCGCACTCGGCGGAAGCCAGGAGTGTTGTTCGTATTCGGACGGGCAACGACTCCCAGGAACCAGTCGTAGCTCACGATTGCTCGTGTCTGCAACATGGGGTTGCTGAGGTCGATGTCGTTATCGCCGAAGGTCTTGACGTTCACCTTGAAGCTGGGGTTGCGCGGAACGCGCTGGCCCAGCAACTCGGAAGCCATCATGGCTTCGCGGCCCACAACGTACGACGCATAACCAGTCTTGCCCGTGGACGGGTAGTTGGTGTAGGTCGGCACGGTCTGGGTACGGATGATGCGGACGCCCGCCCATTCCAGGACGGTGTAGCCGCGCGTCATGTCCGACTTCAGGACATTCGCACCCGATTCGGATCGCTTCAGCGTATCGACGGCAGAGCCCGCGCTGTTGTCCGACATGAAGTCGTACACAACGTACGGGTGCTGAGCCGACGTATAGAGCCCACCATCGCGACCAGGAACCGCGTTGCCCATCAACTGGGACTCGCACTTCCGAATCGTGTTGGAAAGCATGAATTCGTTGTCGAGCAAGTCGATGCGGGCGGAAGCCTGAGCGGTCGCAGCGGCTTCGAAGCCGTTAATCGCGATCAGGTTGCTCGTCAGAGCACCCCGATACGACAGGTTGCGACTCGCGTCCAGCGTGATGTCCGCAAGGAACATTTGCTGTGCGACGTTCGAAATGCCGATCCAGTCGCCGTATTCATCGGCGAATGCATCGCTGAAAACTTGGTTCAACTGGAGTGACGGCCCTGGGATACCTTCAGACAGGTCGTAGGTCGCGGCAGCATACGGAGTTTGCCCGTAGAACTGGAGCGTCCGACCAGACCGACGCGGCAGAGGTCGGAAGTCGCAAAGCTCTTCCAGGAACGGAGTGTTGAACTGCCACTCAAGAATGGCGGTTCGGTCGTATGCGATCTGTGGGAAAGCGGCAAGAGTCGTACTCTGCACGCCAGGCGGTAAAATCATGGTCGTATTTCCTTGTGCCCAGTATGGGCTAACTGCTCAATTCAAGTCCCTACACTATAGGAAAGGAAAGTCAAAAACTTTGGAAGGGGCTGCGTGGGGAGCGTCTTTGCACTCCCCGTACGCGCCTAAAAGCGTGTGGCCAGCACGCTCGAATGCCTACGCACGACGGGCAGAAAAGGTCTCTTTGAAAGCGTCGTCGGGATTTTTTCCTGCGGCGACCTGTGCCTTTTTCCACGCATCGAGAATTTCTTCTGGTGTTGCATTTGAAGGGACATCCACTTTGGTGGTTGTTGCTGCTGGCACGGCGGTATTTGCGCTTACGCCTGAACTTGCTCCGAAGAGAGAAGACGATGTTGCCGCTACGCGCGGCGCAGGAGCCGCAGGAGCCGCGACTACGGGAGCGGGGGTTGCAGGCACAACTACTGGAGTGGGGGGTGCAGCGGGCGTCTGAGTTGCATCCACAAGTGTGGGGTCTTCGGGCGGAAAAACCGTACCATCCGCTTTCATTTGATTATAGGCTTGCGCCAACGCGGCGACTTTGTCTTCCGCCTCAGCCAATTTCGGATCAGCCGCAATAATTCTGCCGATCAGTTTGAGATTCTTTGTGCCGCCTGGCCAATCTGCGCCCGCAGTGCTGTTCAAAAATGAGTCAGTGGCTTGTTCCCATGACTGTTTATACTGCGTATTTTCGTTTTGGTCAACTGTGGACTTTAGCCTATCGATTGAAATCCCCTGGCTGGCCAAGTAATCCGCCACGGCTCCAGACTGCTCAAGATATTCTTTTGTTGAGATATCTCCGCGCTTAAACTTCAGGTCCAACTCTGCGCGCTCTGCTGCAATTTCTTCTGCAGTCTTTTGTGGCACCACAGGGGCGGCAGGGGTCGCTGCAGCCACTGGCGCAGACTCCTGAACCGCGTAGGCAACTTTATAAGCGTTGTTGACCGCGCGCTCCAGTTCAAGCTCGCTCTCGGCTTCGAATGTAAACTCTCGTCCGCCGATCACTTCCACGCGCTTGAAAGGCTCCGTGGCTACAACGGCATCGGCAGCCGCTTTGTCCGCCGCCGCTTTTTGTGCCGCAGTATCAGCCGCCGTCTGCGTGGCCGCAGTGGTCTGTTTGGCCGCTTCTGCCAGAATCGCGGCTTTGATATCTTCGGGGTCAAGCGCGCCGTGGACAGCCTTCGCCAACTCGTCATTCATGACTACGGGATTCAGGACAACTGGATTAGTGCTCATTGCTGGACGCTCCCTAAAGTGAACTTACACTAATGGAAAGGAAAGTCAAAAACTTGTAATAAGATTTCAGCAACTGGTCTAGTATGACCCTGCTGGCCGCATTTCCATGTTTTCGAATTGTTCCAGCACTTTTTGGCGAACCAGGTCTCCATTGTTAACGGCTTCTTCGGGGGAGACGGCGGGCAGGGATGAAACGAACGCGCGGGCTTCTTCGACTCCCGCTTCGATTGCCATATTAACTCGGGCCAACAGAAGTTGATGATGCTCTTTCGCGACTTGCATGCGAACTTTCAGAACGGTGATTTGCAGCGGGTCCCAGCCAGGATAATCAGCGCACTGATCCGCCGCTGTTTGCACCATCTCCTGCGAAATCCGCACCAGGTCGGCGAACCCTGGATGCGCGCGAAGGCCCATCAGGCGGTTCGCCCGCTCGATTGTTGGGGTCGTGGTTGTTTGAAAGGGCGAGCCCCCTTCAATGATGGGATTGGGATTGCTGCTCATGTTATGCTCCGTCCCATGGCCATGTTAATTACCACGGCCATGATTACTGCCCGAAAGCTGATTTGTCCATCGTCGCAAACGCACCCTTCGCGGCTCGGTCGAGACCCTGGGCTTGCGGTGTCGCGGCTTCGGCTTTCGCCTGCGCCGCGTCGATACTCGCCTGATGGTCTGCTCCATGCGTCTTCAGTGTGTGCTTGCCTGTTTCAATCAACATCCGATTTTCGGCCTGGTTGTTGTCCACATCTTTCTTCACTTCACCTTGCGCCTGCACCAGTGCCAGTTTGCCCTGCGCGGCGGCCTGTTGTGTCTGTGCGGCCATGCGCGCCTTGTCTTCGTCGTTCATCGGCACGATAATCTTTTCCTTGTACGGCACGCCGAAGGAATCGTAGAGAGCTTCGAACATGGCGTTGTAGTCGAGCTTCATGGCCTGGACGGCAAGATTTTCTACCGTGCCTGGCGATTGCAGGAATGTCTGCAGCACGCCCATGTATTTGTTCAGTGCTTCCCGCGCCGCGAGTTTCGTCGCCGCAGAAATATCGACTCGGTAAGAACCGTTAAGAATATCGAGCGGCGTGGCCTTGAATGCATCACCCAGGGCCTGCGAAAGCATCGCGCGTACTTGAGATGGCTTGAGCTTTTGATTCTGCTCGATACAGAATTCGATGAACGGAATGAATATCTGTTCCGAAATCACATCCACCAAGTCTTGGAGCTTGACCGACTCGCCGCCAGAGACCGCCTCTGCACCTGCGGGAGTCCGCATCGCGCCAGACGGACCAGGAGCCGCCCCGAGAGTACTCGGCCCCGCCCCTGTGATCGAAGCCGCCCATTGTTTCATCTGGGCGATTACCGAGAGCGGCTCTTGAGCATTGACCGCGTTGCGCGTCATCGGCTCAACCTTACCTGCGGCATCGGTCTTGAAAACCTTACCTGGGAAAATCCACTGCGCCTGCGCACTGTTCGTAGTGCCCGCAGGAGCCGTGTAGGTACCCATCAAGTTCAAGTTCATGTCATCCAAGAAAGCATTGATGACGCCCTGGCAGACGCGCTGGAAATCGGTCAGCCAAAATGCGATGCCGTAGCCGTGCGCCGAGTCGGGCGCATTGCGGAAACAGAATCCAAGAAACGGCGGACGCCCAAATTTGTGCGTCTCGTTCAGCAGCACGTACTCTTTGCCAAGAATAACCGCATGACGGTCTGCAGTCCAATAGTCGAAGACTTCGAATTTGCGCATCAGGGGGTCATGCGCTGTCCGCTCCGTGTAATTCTCTGGATACGCTTTTTGTGGCGTCGTGGTCTGCTGAAAGACGGGATTGCCAGTATTGGAACCAAGCGTCTCCAGTGGATTGGTTGCCGCCTGGCTCTGCATCTGCGGAGTTGTCAGTGCGACGAGTTGAGCGCGGGTAGGGATATTCCAGCCTTCGGTGTTACGAAGGGCGTCCAGGTCATATCCTGTCACATAAATGAGCCGACCGCACCACTCTGAGCATCGCGGATCACCTCGGCGAAGATCGGGCGCATATCGAAATCTGCGAATCGGCACATGCTCAAGCATGGGTTGATTGATTTCCAAAATGCCGACAATCTTTTCGACAAAATCATCTTCGTCCTTTGACTCAGTAGGAATTTGAATCAGGTTTCCATTGACACTGGTCGTCTGAGTATGAACGCGGGGAACTTTCTTGATGATGTTCTTTTTGACTGTCTTCCAGCCGTAGTGCGCAACCCCGAACCCATAAAACAATCCGTCGTAGGTAATTTCGCGAAACTCGGTCTTCGCGGAAACGCCCTTGTACCCGCATGTTTTCAATTGCGCGTTCAGAATGGCCTGTTGAGCCAGCGCGCATTCGAGCGGCGTGCCAGAAGTGGCGTCGATTTTGAAAACTTGATAGCCGCCGAACAGCGTTTGGTTCACCACACTGTGAATGCTGTAGAATTGCTCTGCAACCAAGGGCACGCCCAAGTGAGAGCGGAATTGTTCACTGCCTTTCCACTTGATTGGCTCGACCCAGGCGCGCAACATGATTTCCGCCATGTTCCAACGCCCGATCAGACCCCGCGTCGCGATAAAATTCTCGGATTCTTCGCGATTCAGGTTCGCTTCCTTCATCAGCGACAGGTCTGAGCGACCCTGGTCGGGGAAGGCAACCTCTGTAGCACCAATGGGAAGCGCGGTCTCGCCGTATGGCACGGCTCCAGGCAGGTCTTGGACGCGGATTTGACCTTTATCTTCGAAATGACTGGTAGCTGTAATCTCGGTTGTCGGTGTATCAGCCATAAATAGTCTCATCTAAGAGCGAAAAGTCTTATTTTCAGCAAACTATGCCTGTCCCGCACCCGTTGTCGCCGTACGAGTCGTCTATCGGCTCGGACTGATTGAGCTTACGCAACCAATTCGACGGCAGAAGCACTTCGGGCGGCGTCTCAAGCTGATATCCTGTCGGTGCAGCCATTACCATGCCCGCGCAGTCGGCAAAATCATCGTGGCGTCCCAGCTTCGGCCACTTCACCAACTGGTCGGAGAGCCGCGAATAACCTGGCATGCCTGCATAGAACCACAATCGCTTTGCAATTAAGGGTCCCTTGACTGCGCCGATGCGAGTCACCTTCGCCTTCGGAGCCTGCGACCCCTTCTCCCATTGAATCGGGAGCTTCATGATCCCGCGCGTGGCTGCATGGGCGGTGATAATGTTCTCGTACGCTTCCCAGCCATTGAACTTTTCGTAATAAATCATCTGAGGGCGATGCTTTAACAGATTGTTGACCGTATGTTCGGCCACTTGCGCGGCATCCCAGTTCCCAAAGTCGCAGTCGAAGATGAAAATCTGGCCTTGAAACTTCCTGCAGATGAACAACACGGAGTCGTCCCGTCCATCTTGCCCCACATACGCCAAGTCACCCACCATGAATGTGAACGACTGCTGATAGGACGGGATTTGAGATAGATCGTGCAGGGTCTGGCCGCCTATCATCACCTCATCAAACGTCTGCGCGCCCGTCGCGATGGGTTTATTTTCATACTGATTCGCAAAAAATTCGTTGCCCAGGCGAATCCGCTCGCCCTCTAAGAAATCCAGAGTGTGCCCGATCACCCGTTTATCGAAAGTTCGAGTCTGCGGGAACAACACCCCCTTCGAACCACTCGATTGAAATCCCCTGCAGGGGCATCCAACCTTGGTGCATGGGGGTTCGAGAATGTTTTTGTCGGTGTCGTGATACACGCTGGAGTGCCCGCAGGTTTTGCAGCCCCAACTCCAGCAATCGCGGATGGAGAATTTCCAGATCGTCTGGCCCATCAACTTCTCTTCTTCTTTGGCTAGGTCTTGAAGCCGCTCATATGTGTCGCCAAACGAGTAGCGAGTTCCCGTCATGACGATGAAGCCCGCTGGATCGAGCACAGGGCAGATGTCGAGATAATCCTGATAGCATTTTTCAAGGGCTTTGACGCTGCGATAGTTCTGGTCGTTCACCAAGTCATCGATATAGATGAGTTCAAAGTGCGATCCCACCTTGACTGA